CCTACAGGTATAATAAACTTCATTCTGAATGAAGCATTGGTCACTGCCCAGATTACTCTGGTGTGTTCCATAATTCTAAGTAGGTTAAATGATCTAATTAATCTTTCAACATAAGATACTCTTGATGCTGTTGAAAGTGAAGAGTATGCAATATAAATGACTTGAGAATCATATAATACTCTTTCTTTTACTGGATCGTCTTTGTATTGTACCCATACTTTTTTGCCATCGTCTTTATTGTAACCAGGCATTAGAGTAATTGGATCAATCTCTTTAAAACCGATAATCTCTTTTTGGTCTGGGGAATAAATTATTTCAAATGATAAGTAACCATCTACTAAGAACTTTCTAAAGAAGTACCATGCTGATTGTTCACCATTAAAACCGAAATAGTGATATATTTGTCTAAAATATTTGTTAAGGTCTTTTTGTACATCATCTGATACATCAAGTCCTACTATATCTGGTTGAGAAAAGAAGTTTTTATCATCATATACAATTGCTTCATCACAAAGAATATCTAGTATATCTTCAACTTCATCATTTAATGAGAACCTTCTAAGTTCATCTCTTTTTCCTGGGTAATCAGTATCAAAGAACGGTACGTTCTTCTTCATGTTTATATCTCCCATGGATAGAGCAGCAAATGCTCCGTAAATATCATCATTGTCTAATCCGAACGGGTTCATCTCTCTGTAACCGAACTGATCTTCCATTGGACCAATTGCTTGAGACTGTCTAAGTACCATATCATCATAACGCATACCAAAAGAACTTAGCGTCTTCAAAGCATTGGAGAGGCTAAATGGTCTTGAGTTAGAACTAAGTGGTCCGTTTCGTTTGTCAGTAAATCCTGCCATAATATATTATTATTTCTGTTTTATATATCTCATTTATTTAGGTGCTTGTTAAAGGCTGCTCTTATCTGCCCAACTGATGAGCCATTAAGCTCTAAAAAGTCACACAGAGCTATCCTTGCCCAGTTTTCGTATGACACTACAACTTGTTGAGATTTACGAGTTGTTGCATACTGTCTAATTGCAAAATCAAAGCCATATCTCTTTAGGAATGATTTAGCTCCTTGATATGATAATGATAATGGTCCTTGTGCTCTAGCGTTTTCCATTTTAGCACCTCTGTTCTGTCCTTGGATATAGCCTTTATATTGCTCATAGACAAAATCTAAGAGGTCTTGCTTTACAGGGACTGGTAACATATTAAGATTGATACCCATGTCATTACCTGTGTCTGAGCGGTTCAGTGCCAATACTACTGGATTACTATCCCACCATTCTGCGACAATTGGGTTTTCATATCTAAACACATATATCTTGCCTTGTTGAAATGGACCTGCTGATCTAGCTACTGCTTTTTCTCTAACAGCTTTTTTAGAAGTATTAAACCAATCTTCTGCTGCACTAGCTGCTTTTGCCATTCCTCCAGCGTCTTTACTTAATTGTGATATGTTTTTCTTTACCTCTCCCATTATTTAAGTGTCTTTTCAGTTAAGACTATAAATCGCCAACCTCGGTTTTCACACCAAGCGTTTGCATAAGCATATTTATCACGATTTTTAATATAGGCTTCAGCTAGAAATTTATAGGAGTTAAGTGCTTTCTTGGATTTAGTCTTAGGTGGTAATGGCTTCTTAATCTGTGCCTCTGGTTTAATTTCAACCAACCATTCTACTGGTGGTTCGTCATTTTCACCTATAGTTTTCATATAAAAGTCTGGATAGTATTTATGTTCTTTACCATCTTTGCTCCACTTGTACTTAATTACTACAGGCTCGCTTGACCACTTCAATACACTTTCTTTATTATCACACATAATACAGAACTTTCTTTCCCATGAGGAACGATAAATGATCGGTGTTGGACCGATATACTTATCTGGATTTAATGGGTTGTAATACCCTTGTACAAATCCTGAGTTGCCAGTAGGTTTTAAGTTCTTTATTGACATTAAATATTAAACATTCCGGATTCGCCATCACCATTTTTAGTATTGATACGATCCATTGACATTGTATTTTTATATTTAGTAGGGTGAATTTTATTCCAACCTTTAGCATAACCTCTCTTTGCAATCTCTGTAAAGTATGCAAATGCGTTAGTATATTTAGGATTAAAATTCCTCCAATACTTTAGAAGATCTAATATTGCAAATTGCATACAATCATTCTTATCGTCTTCATTCAAATAAACTAGTTTTCTAATTGCTCTTTCTGCAATTAGTATCAGCATCTTCTCTGCGTCCTTTGTTAATTTATCATCTTCTAAAGATAATACAATCTGATTGTATAAATCTTTGTTATTTAAGTAATTCTTTTTTCTTGGCACAATATTAGTTTAATTAGATTACTAGTTATATGAAAAAAAGCCCATTTGTTTCGAATGGGCTTTTCTGTTAGATCGGGATGTCTTATTGAGTTGTAGCTTCTTAGCTAGCAACTTCAATTTTATACTTTTCTATTCTGTATGGTTTGCTTTCAACAAATACAGTTAGAATATCATTCTTTCCAGCTTGTGTGTATTCTACAGCATCTACTTTAATTGAAGAAGCTTCTTCAAGTCCTTCAACTTCTGTTTTTAATGTAGCATCAATATAACCATCTTCGATAGTTAATACATCTTCTTCTAGGGCTTCTATTACTTGAGTTACTTTAGTAATTTCAGATCCTATTAATTTATCAGCAGCTTTAATGTCCGGAAGGTTTCTATCAGCTTCTGCTAATCTACCTTTTTGGTCATATAAGAACGATAACATTTCTTTGTAAAGTGCTTTAGTTTCTGCTTTCTTAGATTCTAATATTGCATTAGACTCTAAAAGATCTTCGAACTGCTCAGTAATATCTGCTCCAGTTTGTTCTTTTACATATTCTATTGCTGCATTACTTAGCATTTTTTCAAAGTTAGCTAATTTAGTAGATTCATTTGCTCTAAATACAAATGCATTTTTTTCAGCTCTCATTGTTACAACAGTAATATCATCCTTTTTAGCTTCTGTAATAAAATCTAATATTTTATATGAGTTATAGTTTTCACATGCTAATTGAAATGCTTCAATTAATTTTTTATCTGCATATTTAATATATGCTGATGCAAAAAATACTTCAGATAGTCTATCTTCAGAACCAATTGGCATTTCGATATTACCTGCTTTATATATGTTTTCGTTTACGTCGTATGAGAATCTTACTGTTAAGCTACTAGCTTTCGCTTCGTTTATTGCAGCTTTAGTAGTTTTAATTTCATTATTAGCTTCTGTTAAAGCTCCGGATTTTTCACCCGTACCGTAAGAAGTTCTAAGTTCTTTTGCAGTCTTTTCTAAGAATGATAACTTTTCAGTTAGAGCTAAATAGTTATCAAAGTTTTCTACTGAACCTTCTTGTATTTTAGTTACTGGTGATTTAGCATTGTAATCATAATAAAAAGAAATACCTGCTTCGTTAATATCGAATATTTTCCCTGCTGCTACTAAAGTTCTAAATGTCTCGTTAGTTTCAGCTACAGTTTCGATATGACTTCCTGTGATTTTGAAATCTCCACCTGCGGCATGGAAAATATATCCTTGCCCTTCTTCTAAGATAGGTGACTTAATTCCTTTGTTAAATGTATTTGTCATTTTGAAATTTTTATGTTTTCTTATTGTATATATCTATTAAATTATTAGTCTATTTTGTCTCCGAACGGTGTCTGCTTCGCCTTAGTCTCATAATTGTCTCCCATTAGCGCACTATTTGGATTACCCATGCCCGGTGTAGTTAGATTACTATTACCAATTGCAAACATTCTATTAGATTGTTTTCTACGTCTAGAATGTCGTTTAATTTGAGACTCTGTTGTCAATTGTTTACCTAATGTTTCTGAAATAACTGGGTCAGTTACATCTACCCCAGCTTCAGTTTTAATCCACTTTTCTCCATTAGCTTCCCATTTAGCCGGCTCATAAGTATCATAATATACTTGTGGGTGTATTGTAGGATCTAAGAATCCATTAGGATCTATATAGTCTCCAACAACAGCATTAGCATAACTAGTTCTAGTGAATTTTCTATAAACATCTTCTTCAAAATCAAATGATGGTATAAATGAATTAATTTCTAATGAGAAACTAACTTTATGGTTTTGTTTATCATCAAATGAATATTCAACAGGTCTTTCTTGTTCATAATCATCTGGCATCATATACTCAGATGTAATTCTATAAGTACCCTCTTCTAAATGACCAGCATCTACATGATAGAAATTAGCTTTGTACATTTTTTTTACAATAGCCTCTGTAACTTTAAATAGATCTAATTGGCTTGATACTAAAATTTCAACATCAACTCCAATAATACATGGAATCATTTCAAATTCAGCAACATAGCCTTCCATTAGGCCATCTTCATTCATCATCATATAATGACCCATATTTCTTTTATTAACTAGCTTTGATGGATCTACTGCAAACGATGATAAGTTTACAATACCTCTTGGTACCTTATCATAATTACCATCTGCGAACTCTCCATTAGGATCGCACGATTCTCCATTAACACTAGAAAATAAGAAGCTATCTTTCATAAAGTTTTCATCTCCAGATACTGCATAAAAGAAAGGTACGTCTATTTCTACTCTTTCATCATTACTAATCTGTCTATAAAAACTTAGCTTACTATTAAGGTCTGCTAATAAACCAACAACGACATGTCTAATAACTGAGTCGTCTTTATTAAATTTTAAATTATATGTAGCCATAAGTTATATATCATCTTTTCTAACTAAACAAAAATGGCCAATATTTCTATTGGCCATTTTTAGTTAATTAAATTTAATTGTATTACCCTTCGCAGATTCCTAATACTACTGGATCTGTGAATGTCCATTTTAATAATGCGGCATTCCATGCTGCTTCATCAGCCGGTTCTCCAATTAGACCGTTTCTATCACCATTCCATTTAGCTGGTTGTATATAATTTTGAACGTCTATTGCGTTACCTGGAGTTACATTAGGATTAGTTCCAGCATATCTTAAGACTCCTGCATTTGACATACCATCACAATTCGTAAACGTGAAGTAACTATATGATTCACTTGGTTCATCACCACCACCCGGGGCTTCTGTCGTTGCAGACGTAGCTTGAGTTGTTGCAAAAGTTGGGTCTTCTCTTGGATTCTCACCTATTGTTGTTGGCGCTTGCGTTGTCGCAGGTGTAGGACTTCCACCACTAACTGGATAATTTGTCCAGCAACTATTATCATTCAACCACGTCGCTGCAGCATCTGCATCGTCAAAAGACTGACCTGTAAGATCTTCAGCAACTCCCACAAAATTTTCTGCAGTAGCTCCTTTAAAAGCTATACCAACTGCAGTGCCGTTATATAGATAGCCGCTTTGGTCTGAGCTATCACCTGGAAAATATCCAGCATCACCAATAGTACCTTCTGTATTAAATTTAGTAAAACTTCCTTCTACATTTACTGTATAGCATATAACGTATTCGAAGTCTGCTCTATCTTCGTTGGGTCCCATGTGCCACATAGTTGTGGGATAAGCTAGGTGTGCATCACCATGACTGCCCCATGTAGGAGTATCATCTTGAATTACTAATATACCTTGATCAGTATATCCTGTAATATTTAATGCATTCGTGTTTGGCTTAAAACCAAATTGTCTTGCTGTTATTGGCATAATATTCTTTGTTTATTTTTATTTCTTTTATTATATATCCCAGTTAATCTATATTTTCGATAGTAAACTTGGAAAAACCATTCTCTCTATATATTTGTATCTTCTTATCAAATATCTCATGTGGTAACACAGAGTGATTAATTACGAATGTATTTATTTCATGTTCTTTAATGACTTGATTTAAAATCTTTAATATATTGTAAACACCATCGTGGTCTACTGAAGATAATAACTCATCCAGGAACAAAAGGTTTAATTGTGGGAATCTTAACTTTAAGATTTTAATGATTGCGATAATAACAATAAAGTCTGCTTTCTTACGCTCACCAGTCGAAAGTGTCATTGGATTAATATCTTCACCTAAGTGATTAATAATACAATTAAACTTCTCATCAAATCTAATATGGAATTGCAAGTGCATAGTTTGTGTCATTGCAGCGATATTAGTATTAAGTCCTGGTAGAATAGTTTTAACTGCTAAATTCTTTACGCCATCTTCACCTAATATATTTTCTACAATTTCCATAAAATTATAGTCTGCATTTAGTCCATCTTTACTTGCAGATTTCTCAGCTTCTTTCTCTTCAAACTCTGTAATAAGGCCTCTTAAGTGATCAAAGTCCGAACCTTCTGGAGTATCTTTTAATTTAACAAGTTCTCCTTTAAGTCCTCGCATTGTTACTTTGTTATCTGAGATCTGACCCTCTAGTTCTAACTTAGTCTCTCTTGCTGCAATTACTTTTTCTTGTAATTCATCCATCTCAGCCTTAATTGATTTGATCTGATCTGTACTAGATTCTATCTTATCTGCAAATTCTACCTTCTGTGTTTTATGCCAATCCGAAGTTAACTTAGTTTCACATGTTGGACAATGCCCACTCTCATATAACTTTAACTTCTTATTTAGATAATCAATCTCTCTTTTAATATCTCCAGCTTCTGTACGCTTCTCGTTATATTGAGTATTG